CCGCTGTGTCCAGTGTAATGCTTGTTTGTGAAGCCACCGCCGACACACGAACAACACCGCTTGTAGCACCAGTAATACCGGTTCCTGTAACAATGTCACCAACCGAAACTGTTCCTGAGTTACCATCCAGAGTTACGGAGGTTGATGCTGAAACAGCGCCGTTAACACTAGCCGTTGCGATGTTTGCGTCAGCCACAAAAGCGTGAGTCACTGTGTAAGATGATGCTGTTCCTGCTGCCGCCGGATACTCAATGTTATTATCGTTGATAACTCTTTGAGCGTCACAAACCACAGTGTCGCCTGCGGTGTGGGCGTAATCTGTCGTGCTTGACGCGCCGCGCGTACAACCTGTTAGCGTATTTGTGCCATCAAAGTTGAGCGCTACATCATCCGACAAGGTAACTGCCGTGTCCAAAACAATAGCGTTTTGGCTAGTCACCGTGGCTACACGAACCGTGCCAGTAATACCTGTGCCAGTGACAATCATACCAACGGTAATTGTGCCGCTGTTGCCATCAACTGCTACGCTAGTAGAAGAGCTAACCGCGCCATTTACGTCCGCTGTTGCAGTTCCGTCTTTGCCAGTATATGTGACAATCTCGTCATCAATAGTTACTGATCCACTTGCAGGAAATGCCTCTGCGTCTGTGAGAATTAACTCTGTGTCGCCTTGAGCAAAGTTTACCGCAATGGTGGTAACAGACTGCTTCCAATTAGCTGCCGTTACTTGCTGACGAGTATAGTTGGCATCATCTGTGTCCACTTGGACCTCAGTGATATTGCCGTTTTCCGCAGATGTTACTGCGGTGGCTAGGCCGACATAAATACTGTTTCCCGGCGTAGCAAAAGAAAGAGAGTCGTTCTTGAACAAGTAGTCAATAACGCGCCTTTCTAGATAGGTGGTTGCTGCGTTTGATGTTGCCATCGTCTTTTACTCCTGTTTATGTGCGTGGCCTATCAGGTAGACCTCTCCTGTAGGCATCGCTATTCTCTCTAGCTTCAGCCAAATCCTTTAAGCGTTGTACTTCTTGCGCGAACCGCTGCTCATACAACTGCAACATATCCTGCTCGCCTTTCATGTAAGTATACGCTTCAACAAGCGAACCGTAAAGAAGAGCATTGGGGGCGTTTTCACTGAGCCAAGTTGTGCCAGAACCCGCCCCTGCGGTAAGACTGGCTGGGCGATAGTAATAATGTAGTTCTACGTCATACGTTAAGTTTGGTGTTGGTCCAAGAATAAAGTTGTCCACATCAAAAATAGAGTAATACTTTGGCGTCGCGGTTGAACCATAATCGATTGAGTATCTTTGAACAAAGTTAACGTCTTTAAATTCCAAAAACGCTTGATAGTTTGCTGTGGTGATTTGCAAAGAAAACGGCGCTAAGTAATCTGTCGGTACGTTTAAGTAAGGATCACCAATAGTAAGCTGGGCAGCGGCGTTTTTACGAAATAGCTCTAAATCCACCAATGTGAAAATGCGGTCTTCGGCGCCGCGAATAAAAATAGGAAGATTTGATACGAAAGACGTTTCAGTGTTTTCCGTAAAATCTTGTATTGCTGTTTCTAGCTGTGCGTATGTAAAAGACATCAATTAATCCTTACAATAGCATTAGAAGAATTAGCGGCTGGCATCGTAATGGTAAAAGTAGAAGAAATAGAGCTTTGGTCTGAACCAAAATCGTAAACAGCAACGGCCTTATTTGATTTGCTGCTATTATAGACTAAAGCACCTCTAGCTGTAATAGTTGAATTGCTAATAGACACATCGTTAAAATCAACAATCGCGCTCGTACCATCTGTAGTTGGTGCAACCACAGTCAGTGTTTCACCGCCTGCGGTATAGCCTGTGCCAGAAACTTCGTTGGTTGTTGTGTATGCAGTGGTAGACGCATCTAATGTGGCTGCGTTTGTGTAAAGTGCAATTTTAAATGTGTCCGCTGTAAAATCATGCTCGGCTTCAAAAAGCTCTTGCTTGAAACTTGTACACATTGCTGTGGTAATTGCCATTTTTTTCTCCTATAGGGTATTAACTTTGTAGCCCAATCCGCTATGCACCGCGCAGTAAATATACAACGTGGGTGCACCAATCGCTACTGTTATCTGTGTGTAAGCTCCAGAAGTGCCCGGTGTCCCAACTTTTGTGACACCTGTGGTGTACTCTACGCCGCCGCCGTGAGTGCCGTCAGGTGTGGTTGAGAAACGTAATGGGTGCCCTGAGTTGCTGGCATCTGATTGGTCATAGCGATAGGTTAGTCCCTCAGTAACATCTCTGCCGGCAAGACCGGGGCCTGAACCGTCTTGATGGTACTTATCTTGACCAAGTATATTAACCACAGTCATTATATATGTTGCCGCTAATGGCACAACTATAGTAACTGTTGGCACACTAACTGCACCTGTACCGGAAACCCCAGTTAAGTTCACAGACACACCGGTCTGTGAAAAAGTCCCGCTAGTTGTCATAACTCCCACCCTACCAAACATTTGGGGGTTGGGGATATAACGAAGAGTTACTGTGTTGAAAGTGGGAAACTTAACAGAAACAGGTATACTGTTGTTTTCGGGGCGCGGCTCATACAAAGCTTGCGGATCCGGGCCAACCTTATTTGGTTCTAGTTGTGGGTGTTTTTCCTCGTATTCATCAGGGCCAACTTTCAAACCATTCCACTCTTTTACCATATCGTTTAAACGATAACGAAAGCCAGAGCGGTCTGAATACCCCCACGCATTTTTCCCCGATGCATATCTTGCCATCAGACAACCCTTAGATACTGAATACTCGGCTGAAGTTTCAAAGGCACTCGATCTTCGTCTTCGTCCGCCGCACGTTGGAACTCTTCCTCGTACACAGCTTTTAAAAGTTGAATCCGCTCTGGAGCTTTTTTCATAGCGACGTAGTAAGCCAAGCCAGCAACCATACAAGGATAGAAGCGAAACGGAGCATCAGTTGTGTTAACCAATGTATCAGCATCGTCCATCCGCTGCACATAGTAATAGATAAGTGTGTCAGTGGAGCTATCTGGTGTCGGCCACAAAGTTACTTCTGGAGTTATCTGACGGTTATAAAAATACTGACTAGGACGGCCTTCAGTAGTTTTGCTAGGTAGGGTCAAATAATCACCGCGTGACATGCGGTCTAATTCATAGTCGGTGCCGCTGCGCCGAACAACAACTTCTAGCAGGTCTGTGTAATCTGCGGTGAAGGTGTAGGTAGCTGTGCCTGCGGTCAAAGCTTGTGTGCCCTGCTTTACTGTCCACAAATTCAGGCCACGGTTCGCCCAGTCAGCAAACATTAGGTTAAGCGAACGCCGCGCTGTTTTAAAGTCGTAGCCTGTACGAGCCTCAAGACCGCAGCGTTCATATGCCTCCTCGATGATCTCGGCGACATTTAACTCAAAGTTTCTAGAACCTGAAACTGCCATTTACTTTTTCCTTTTCAGCGACTGGACTCTACGCGGCTTACCCGCTGGTTGTCCAAGACGTTTCTTCTGCGATATTCTACTACGTTTTTCAGCGGCTGTCATTTCTTTGGATGTTTTAGGGGTCTTAGAAGATACGCGCTTGGAGGGGCGGCAATATGGAGTACCCCGTTTTTCTCCTTCGCTACGCCCACACGCCTTCCCCGTGCGAACATCCTTCCATTCTTCCTTGAACCACCGTTTGAGAGCCGCTCCCTTTTTAGTCTTTCGTACTGCCATATCTGGTCCATACCTACAAAACAACTGCAAACAAATAAACGAATAAACCAACAGCCATAACTACAACGCCGGCCACAAGAACTATCTGCTTCATCATCTCTTCAAATTCTTTAGCTTCTTGTAGCTTTCTCCTACGTTCAGCCGCCGCTGCCTCTTTAGCTTCCTGTATGCGTTTAGCTCTTTCGGCGACAATGCCCTTCCACGTTCCGGGGCCAAACCTCATATCCACCAAAGTAGCTACTTCTTGTAGCTTTTCCGCCGCAATCTTAGCGTCTATAATTTCCTTTGCAACAGTGTCTACACCAAACTGATCACCCAATCCGCCGCCAGCCTTTTTGTTTCTAGCTTGCTGCGCCTCTTTTTCGCCACGAAACAAATCATCAATCTGAGTGGCTATCTGACCTATATCCTGAACAGTGTTAATATTGCTTTTTATAAAAGCAACTGACTGCTGAACCAAAGCAATTCCGGTTAGAATTTCTGCAATCGGCATTTTTATCTCTTCGGTATAGGTTTACAAATAGCTACTATTTTTGCCCTCCTTCCGTCAGTTATAGGCACCGATGGCTGTTGTGATAGCCGTTCAGCAAAATAGATACACCTATCTATGTCCGCGAACCGCTGTGTTTGATCTATTATCTGACTCCCCAAATAGACTGTTAATAAGAATTCTACCACGGCTTCAGTGTTACTTGCCCACTATCAATATAATTTGGTTGTGCGGTACTTGTATGTTCCGC